GTCTTTGTGGTGAGCCATAACGACCACTTGATGATCGATATCTGCTACGTGAGCAACCACATCAGCCACTTTAGCCAGAGCTGTATCGTGACGCACGCCTGACATTTGCTCGAAATCTATGTCTTGTGAAGATGTTTCTGTGACTGCGTCAGCAAGAGTTTCAAACTCTTTTTTGATCTGATCGCTGTAATCGTTGCTTGGCAACACGATAATCTGACGCACTTTCTCAGGCAGCTCTTTCAACACTTCGTCTTTTTTCCTGCGAATCATGAAAGACTGACGCAACAGTCTTTGCAGCTCATCTAGGTTAGATGCGCCATCAAAGTGCCAGCCAAATCGATCTTGATAAGCGCCTGCATACTTACGGCCAAACTTGAAGAAGTTACCAAAAGTAACAGGATCCAGATAACCAGCGATAGGCTGTAGTTCGATAGGACGGTTTGTAATTGGCGTCCCAGTCAATACAACCTTACGGTTTGCTTTAATGCCTACAGCAACGCCAGTGCGCTTTGCTTTTGGGTTCTTGATATAGTGCGCCTCATCCATGATAACGAGGTCCCAAGTACGTGCGTTGATCGCATCTTGATGCTTAGTTAGCACGTCGTAGTTGATGATAACCACGTCAGGCGTCTCAGGGATCTGCTCACCACCACCGTTAACGATCTGAATGTCACGCTCAGAAACCAACCATTTGGTCATTTCGTTTTTCCAGTTGATCTTGAGAGATGCTGGGCATACAACCAAAACAGTTTGAGGAGCTGTAGCATTGATCACGCCGATAGCTTGTATGGTTTTACCTAGACCCATTTCATCACCGATCAGCGTAGATTGACGCTGTGTCGCATAAGCGATGCCAGCTTTTTGATACGGAAGATAAGACAGTCCAGCCGGGACCGGGATCTCAATGTCTGCATCAACAGCCTGAGAATCAGCAATTGCCTGATCGTTGTCTCTGAGGCGCGTAACAACCCACTGGTCATCGACTTTGCGCACAGAATAACCAGCAGCTTTGACCGCTGCTTTACGCTCTCGCCATACCTGCCAGAAGTCTGAGTTAGGCTTGGCAGTGCTGATAAAACGACCATCTGTGTGGACCGTTTCTGCTGACCAATCTAGTTTTAATTCCATTACGCTACTTCCTTCTTGTAACTTTCTAAACGCCCTTGCCTGCACTCCCAAGCCATCAGCCTGACGCTATAACGATCAAGAGAATCACCCTCTAACTCGCAACGGCCATTCTTTATCTGCCAAGCAAGACCAGCCAAAACTTCCGTCTTGGTGAAGTCGATTGGATACTGGTCGCTTTTTTTAGATGCCATGCATCTCTCAACAAATTTTTTGGTTTCAAGATTGTTCATATTTATCTCCGGTTTTTCTAAGTTATGAGGTAAATATACTAAATTCCGTGTCCGTGTGCAAGTTTTTGTACATATGTATTCAGGCATAAAAAAAGAGGGCCGAAGCCCTCTTTCTCAGTAGTTGAGTAATAAACCCTACTGTTGGTTCAATTAAGCACCTTGCGAGCCGTAGATTCCTCTCCAATCAGAGAAACCGAAGCTATAACGCTCTCTAGCCTTATATCGAATGTTACCAGTCGTAAAGTCTGGCTCCATGCTAGTTTCCATAGCTGTTCTTTGGAACATCTTAAGGCCTTCACCTGACTCAGTAACCGTAGTCATCAAGAAGAAAGCATCAGGGTCATTCAGGTAATGGTTAACAGTGTAACCGCCCGGAATAACTCCAGTGTTCCTAATTGAGTTTAGGTCGTTGTCAGCTGTTCCTACTCTGCCCGGTGAGTTGAGGATCCTATCAGCAACAAACACTAGCTGTGGTGGAACCACAAGCTTTGTAGCTTGTACTGAGATCGTTAGACCTCTGTCATCAGTAAAAGTAGAAATATCAATCAGAGCATCTTCGAGACTAGTCTCGTTCAAGTCTGCCATGGTTGTTGCTCTGTTCGCAGCAGTTCCACCACCCGCAAGTGGGTGAGCTGTGTTGATCAGAGAAACGCCATCGCCACCTGTAAAGGATGAGCTGAATGCGTTATTGAGTACGTCTGCGCCTTTCACTTCTTTGGTGTGAGCCATAGATTGTGCAAGTGCTTTTACATACCTTTTACCAAGAGAATCGTAAAGATTGTCTTCGATTGCTTCCTCGGTCAAAGCAAAAGCAAGCGCGACAGTGTCGTGCGTATACCTTGCTGTGAAACCTTCGTTTGCATTATCGAAAGCAACCCCTGCTCCCTCTGTTTTTGTCGGTGCGCTACCGAAGCCTGTAATTAAGACCTCTTCCTCGAAAGCTCTTTGACTGTCTTCAACCGCAAAGATGTCAGCGTATTCCTGACCTCCATAACTGTCGTATGACATACCAAATAAGCTGTTAAGTCCGGGTTCTAATTCCTTGGCTAATTGCGCTCTTGAAATCGCCATCTAATTAACCTCCTTAAGCTAACCCGGCAGCTTTAGCGCCGAATATATGGTTTTGGATAACAACATATACATTAGTTGCATCCGATGAGACATCGTCGTTGTCAGGATCTTCTGAAATGTCAATTGCCTTAACAGACAAAGTTGCTCCAGTTCCACCGTCAGAGACGTTAAGTTCAGCACCTGAAATACCAGTGACGGTGCTTCCAGATGATGTATATACAATGTCGAAATTGCCAAACAGGTCTGCAATAGGGAACGCTGCGTTGCACTGAATCTCAAACACTACATTTGGATCGTCGATTATAAAAGCTATAATGTCCGATGCATTTGTAGATGCTGGATAAAAGTTGCTGAACACTTGTTCACCAGTTGAAGGGTCCGTGTATTGACACCCATTAAATACGCCTACGATGGGAACCGTCCCACCATCAGCGTGAACCTCAACGGTTCCACCAGTGACTTGAGCTACCATATCGCCTTGAAATATTGCTGTTCCGTAGTTCGCGGCTATACGATATCGACTCGATCCACCAGTGTATGGCGCTCCACCAATCATTTTGACTGGTTTCATGCCAAAAGCGGCATCTTTATTAGCCATGATACACTCCTATCATTGTTTACCGAAGGTCACTTTGGTGTCCCTCTGAGGATTGTATTTCACGTATCGGCCATCTTTTCTTGAGTCGTTGAAAACCGTGTTGTCCAAAGCTTCCACCTGTTCCAAGTTTTTTTGTTGATAGTATTCGTTACGTTGATCCACCATCTCAGTGGGCATTTTGCCCAAAACTAAACCTTCATTGTTAATAATGCCAGTTTCTTTCCCTACTTCTGTTGTTGACATGTGCTGCCATTCAGCAGGAAGTTCTTCCAATCTAACAAGCTCCCATCCTTCACGGATTCGTCTTGAAACATTAGATCGATCTTCTTGCCCCAACATAGCGGTCCTGATCCACCTGTATGTCATACCCGGTGGTGCAGGGGGCGCTTCTAGGTTCCGTACCGGCCTCCATGGTTTACTACGAAGATTATTATCGTGAGCTTCGGATTCACGCGAGTTTCGATTCGTTACTTTCTTTTCATTAGTTGTCATATTGCCTCCCTTTGAGCAATTTTTTGCTTCTCTTGAGCTACTCGTTTCAACCAGTCTTGTTCAGACATGTTGTGCGGTTTTAGCCCTCGAAGGCGCTCGACTTCTGACTTCGAGAAAGTTACGCCGTTCTTTTTACTACGTGTTTGTTGACGACTTCCAACGGAAGCGGATGCGACTCTTTGCACGGAGGGTCTACTATCCTTTTGACCGTCACCCCCACCTGCGGATTGCAAGTGTGGATAAACTTTATAAATTCGGTTATTCAGCTCACCATAATAGTCTTCTGAGTCTGGCTCAAAACCTTCATTGATAAGCATGTTGTGTTGGAAAAAAGCAAACTGAGTTGCTTCTAAATTACCGGGATCTTCTTGATCACCGTACCATTGATTGTTCTCATACCAGCTCAAAGCCTCTTGTGTAGGCTGAACCGCTTCTTGTTGTTGTGCGGCTGGCTGTTGGTAATAAGACTGATCGACTTGTTGCGCTTGTGGAGCTTGTTCTCTCCTGCGCTTCGCCACTTTGATCTTTTCTTTTTGGATCCTGAGATCACCTTTTAGATCATCGGCCTTACTCATCAATTCAGCATCACCAGATTCCACAGCACGCTTGTATAAATCTGCTGCTTCACGCTCTTTAGCTTCAAGCGCTTCTTCTTCTTTCTGTAAGACGGTATCTTCTTGAGCCTGATAGCTTTGCTGATAAGCGGTTAGTTGTTCTTGTTGCTGACGCGCAATTTGCTCAAAATACGCAGCTCGATCTTCAGCGGCCTTTACCTGCGCATTCTTTTTATTAATTCGCTTGCTTACACTCTTGGTGTAGTTGTCCAGCTCGTCATCCGGGCTGGCAGTTTGTGCTTCGACAGTAGCATCCTCTTGAATATCTACTTCGACTTCTTCGACTTGGCTTTCTTGGTTTTCGTTGTTTTCAATCATGGTTACACACTCATTATATCATCTGGATTAAGGATTGTGGCTATGACTTCGTCGTCATTGATGATTCTGACTTCAGCACCGTCTTCAAGTTTGAAACGAGAACCAGCGTAACGGCCAATCATCACCCATTGCTTTTCTTCGCACCATGGTGTGTCGCCGAAACGATCTTTGTCGTTATAACACTGAGGTCCCATCTTAACAACATAAGCAACAACAGTAGCCAAAGACTCCCTTTCTCTAGTTTCACTAGTTAAAAGGATACCGCCTTTAGTTGTGTTCTTTCCGCCGTATGGCAAAACCAGCATCCGCCAACCTGTTGGTTGAGGCATTCGTTCTAACACTGATTTATCTAGTAGGGTAGGATCGAGAACCCTATCGTCGGAATCGACGTAGGCGTCTACGATTGCTTTTTTTGCTTGTTCAGACATTCGTCACAGTTCCTTGTTATATTCTTTTATCTCCGATTCGATATAGTATAACGCAGAAAGCTCGCCTTGCAAAAATTTATAATGTTCTATACTTTCTAATGCTCCCGACATAAGTGTCTCACTTATCTGAGACTCTCGATCTTTGATCACTTTCTTGATCTTGTCGTGCAGCGTTAAATCGTCCATTAGGATCTGACTTTAAACTTCAGCCCCTTAGTTGCGGCACCCTTGCCTCTAACGTCAACAATTTTTTCAACGCCAGCGTTTTTCATTTCGCCGTCAACCATTTTGCCAATGGTTTTTTTCTT